AGCTTCTATTGGTGGATATCAGCAGCTTAGACCCTGAAGATGAATTAGAATTTTCCCAAGATAATGCAGAGACTCTGATGAAGAATGCAGGAGACTTTGACACTTGGGTAACTGAAGTTACAGGCGACTTAGAAAATTTTACGAAGACCAAGTAGAACAAGTACTTGGTTTATTAGATAAACAATATAAGGAAGGACAACTACCTCTGGACACTTATTTAGATATATGTGAACAAAAAGGTATAGAACCTGACCCTGCCGAAATGCCACCGACTATGGGAGATTTTCCTCCTGAAGTTCAGGTGGCTTTTTTATTGCACGACTTATTACCAGATAGATGGGATGGAATGAGTGGTTCATATTTTGGAAAAGATATGGCCGCACTTGGTACTTTACTAGATGTACATGAAGTTGATGATAAAAGAAATACCATCTTTTGGATAAAACAAATAGAAGCAAAAAATAGCGAAGTTATAAATAAAAAGATTGATAGAAAACGAAAAGCCTCTCAAAACAAGGCAAAAGGTCCCGGAATTAATTCGGCGAATTTAAAAAGATAAATAATGGCAGATTTTAAGGTTGTAGGAAAGTTAGTAATTGATGACAAAGGTCAATTAAAAGTCCTTGGCAAAAAAGCCAAAGGGGCTTCCAAAGAATTAGATAGGGTAGGAACTTCTGCACAAACTGCCGACCGTAGATTAAAAGGAGCAGCACAGGCTTCTTCAGGCGGTAGTAAAAACTTTTCAAAAATGGCACAAGGTATCAATGGAGGTCTCGTACCTGCATATGCTACTCTTGCTGCTTCTTTATTTGCTATTGGAGCTTTATTCAGAGGACTACAAGAAGCTGCAAATATTAAAAACCAAACAAAAGGTATGGAAATATTTGGAGAAGCTACTGGTATTGCAATGAAGGGCATAGTTGCTGATTTAAGAGCAGCTACAGGTGGTATGCTTGATTTTCGTACTGCAGCACAACAAGCACAGATAGCAACAGCTGCTGGATTTAATTCTCAACAAATTATAGAACTAGGTAAGGGAGCAAAACTCGCATCTGTAGCACTTGGTAGAGATTTAACAGATTCATTTAATCGTCTTTTAAGAGGTGTAACAAAAGCAGAGCCAGAACTATTAGATGAATTAGGTATTATATTAAGAATTGATGATGCTACAAGAAAGTATGCACAAGCAAATGACTTAGTTGCGTCAAAACTTACAATCGCTCAAAGACGAAGCGCAGTATTTGAAGAAGTAAGTAGACAGCTTGCAAATAACTTCTCTGCATTTGAAGACGGAGCAGATGAAGCATTAAACTCCTTCTCTAAGTTACAGGTTGCTTTTTCAGATATTATAAAAGGATTAACCGTCTTTATTGGACCTTTAGAGTATGTAGCAGAATTCTTAGCTGCAAATACAGGAGCAGCAGCAGTTATATTTGCAGGGTTTGCTTCTTCTATCATGAAATCAGCTTTTCCAGCTTTAACAAACATGACTACAGCTCTTCAAACTTATCAAGCAACTTCTCAAAGTGCTTTAAGAGCAGAGAAAGCAAGATTTCAACAAATGACTATAATGTTTAAAAAGAATGCAGCAGAAGCTAATTTTTCTGAACTAAAGAAAAGTGTTACATTTAAAAAGTTTTTAAAGAAAAGAGGGATGGACGAAGCTGCTTTTAATAACAAATCAGTAACTAATCAAAGAAGGTCAATTTCTTTAATGATAGCAAATCTTCAAAAAAGACAAGCTGCAGGAAAAGTTATAAATGATGCAGAACTTGCTTATTTTATAAAAACACGAAATCAAATGGTAGGAGCTCAAATTTCATTTGGAGCAAAAGTAACAGGTATCGCTAAAGCTACAGCAGGTGCAGCAGGTGCGGCTATAACAGTTCCGGCATTACTTGCTCGTACAGGATTAGCACAAGTAGGAAAAGCAGCTTTAAAATTAGCTCCGGTATTTAAAACTTTAGGAAGACTTATGGGTGGAGCTTTCACAATATTCTCTACTGGATTTATAGCTAAATTTATGTATGAACTTCTTTTTATTACTAAAGAGGAAAAAGAAGAAAGACAAAAAATAAAAGGAATTTTAGATAACTCTGCTTTAAAATTAAAAGAAATCAATAGAATTGGTGATAGTATGTTTGAAAAAGGATTAACAGGAGCTGCAGATACTGTTGAAGGTTTAAATTCAAAACTTTTACAAACTTTTAGATTAATTCAAAGTATAAGAGGAGTTTCAGCTGCAGAAGATATAATAAAAGAAGAGGGACTTTCAGGAACTGGAAGACAAGAGCTTTCCGCAATAATAACTCAACAGCTAGCAACTTTTAGTACTCAGGGAGGAGACTTAGGAAAACTGTTAAAAGGTCTTACTCCTGATGAAAGCGGAGGTGATGTTTTTGGGAAGTTTGTAGGTGAAGGGGGCACTTCTTTAATATCAGATGTTGATAGATTTATGAGAGATTATGTGAGTGAATCAGGGTCTATTAACGAAAAAGGTTTAAAACAATTACAAAACATACTAACAAAAGAAATGAAAAAAGGGAAATCAGAGTCAGTAATTGGTTTTATTGATTTTTTAGCAGGAAAACTACAAGAACTTGCAGACCCTGGTGAAGTTCTTGACGGAGTAACAAAAGGTGCAAAAAACGTAAAAGATGCATTAGCAGTAATCGGAGACGGGTATAAACCTACTTCTTTAGATGCTCTAACAGCAAGTTTAACTCAGCTAAAAAATGAATTTAACTCAGAAGATACTGCTAATTTATTTAAAGTAATAAACGATATGTTTGGAACAGATTTCCGTAATAACACAGCAGCAGAAAACTTTGTAAAATTAAGAGAAACAGCAGCAAAAGAAATAGTAGGTCAACAAGCCTCAACTTTAGTTGCAAGAAGCGGAATCTCAGAAGCTACAGCAAGTCTTGGAGCAAGAAAAGATGCAGCAACGCAAATGGCAAAACAAAGATTAAAAGAGCTAAGTTATTCTATAGATATAACTGAAGTTAATAATAAAATTAGAGAGCAACAAGAATTTTTGTTACTGTCTGAAAATAAAGGCAATGAAGTAGCGGAAAGAAAACTAAGAACTTTAGAATTACAGCGCGAGGTTTTAAAAGCACAAGAAAAAGAATATACAAGGGCAAACACAATCGCAGGACAACTTCAAGACACTTTCCAAGATGGCTTAGACAATACATTCCAAAGCATAATAGATGGAACAGCTAAAGCTAAAGATGCTTTCAAACAATTAGCTGTAGTAGTAATTCAAGAAATGCAAAGAATACTTGCAGTACGTATGGCAAGTCAAATTATTGGAATGATGTCGGGCATGTTTGGAGATGGAACAACTCCAGGACAAAATATGAGTCCTGTAGATAACCCTAGTATTATTAGTCAAGTAGAAGGATTTAATTCTACCCCAAAAGGCAATCCTTTTGGTAACAGGTATGGAGGAGTGGTTAGAAAAGGATACGCAGCAGGCGGAATTGCAGACGGCCCTGACTCAGGTTATAACGTACTTATGCATGGAAGAGAAGCAATCGTACCACTACCAGACGGAGACAAAATACCAGTACAACTTACAGGAAAAGGACAAGGACCGGTAAATTCAGTTATAAATGTTACTGTAAATAATGAAGGCGATACAGAAACTTCAGTAGAAGAATCCACAGCATTAGGCGAAGCAATTCAAATGGCAGTAACTAGAGAGATATCGGAACAACAACGACCAGGCGGCTTACTTAGCCCAATTTAATACTTATGGCAATAGGATTTAGCACAACAGCATCTTATGGAAACAGACAAATAGTTCCAGATAAAGGTTTATCTTCTTCAGAAACTCCAAGAGTTCTTATGGCTTCTTTCGGCGACGGATATGAGCAAAGAATAGCAAATGGAATAAATTCTTTAGAACAAACTTTTTCTTTAAGTTTTAAAACAAGAACAAAAGCTGAAATAGATGATATAATTGCTTTTTTTGTAAGTTTAAAAGGTGTAACTGCTTTTAATTATGTAGTTGCAGATAGTAATCAGGGTGGTGGAGAAACAACTTATAAAGTTGTATGTGATAAATGGACAAAAACATATGCCTATGATAATTTTTATAGTGCAACAGCAAATTTTAGGAGAGTATACGAAGCATGACAGATCTTATTGTTAAAGATTTACAGAAGCAAGATCCAGGTTCACAACTTATTGAGTTGTTTGAGCTTAAGTTTGATTCCACAACTTTATATTTTCATTCGGGAGTACAAGAAAATCTAACTTCTGTGCAATTTAGAGATGATGGAGGAACATTACGTACTTATACAGCAATTCCTTTGCAAGCCAAAGGATTTAAATCTGATCCTTCATCAACAAGTGCTCGACCTACAATAACTTTTGCCAATGTGTCAGATATATTTAAAAGTTCAATAACAGATTATGAAAATTTATTGGGAGCAACTTTAACAAGAAGAACAACTCTTGAAAAATATTTAAACTCTAATCCTGCAGTAGAGTTTCCTAGACAAGTTTATATATTTGACAGAATATCTGCGCTTACTAAAACTACGGTTTCTTTTGAATGTTCAACTCCTTTTGATTTACAAGGAATTATAATTCCAAAAAGACAAGTTTTAGCAAATGGTTGCCCTTGGATTTATCAAGGAGCAGACCATACATTAAATGAGTATGAAAAAGTAGGTGCTTGTACATGGAACAGAGAAAGCAAATATAAAGCAGCTTACAAGTCTTCACTTAATGGAGCAACAGAATACATATCTTTAGTAAATTTAGATAATGAATATATAGTTCCCGCAACTGGAGAAAGTGGGGCAATTACTTTTTCTTCTACAGTAAGCAGTATAACAAAAAATAGTTACTACACTACAAATACTACTTTAGGCGGAACAGTGAGAAGATTAAAAAAAGATGGAAGTATAGATACTTCTGCAGATTCAACTACTGTACCAAATTATTGGCAAGCTATTAAAACAAGCAACTCTCCAGGAACTTTAACTGACAATAATGTATTAGTAAAAAGAATTAGAGTATGGGATACTTATAGTGCTTCAACAACTTATTATGCTTATACAGATGATAGATACAATGACTACGTAAGATATACTGTTGGAGGTTTAATAAAATTATGGAAAGTAAAGAAAACCTCTATAGGACAAACTCCAGAATTTGGAGATTATTGGGAACCAGGAGATGTTTGTTCCAAAACTATGACAGGTTGTAAAATGAGATATGGATTTGATCCTATATCTATAGGAACAGCAACTTCAACAGGAAAAGCAAACCCAAGCACAGAGGTAGTATTACCTTTTGGAGGTTTCCCAGGTTCTCAAAAATTCTCTTAATGAAATTCTTAAACGAGATGTACCAGGCGGCTGAAGAGTCTGCCCCAGGGGAAATGTGCGGACTTGTAATCCGACAAAACGACACAGAAAAATGGATTTTGTGTCAAAATATTTCCGAAGATAAAAATGACTTTGAAATTGACCCAAAGGTTTTCGTTCAATATCAACTTACTTCGAAAATATTATATGTAGTGCATAGTCATTACAATCAAAAAAATTTAAAAGCAAGCATTTATGATGTGAACAATTGTAACGCGGTGAATATACCTTATTTAATAGTAGGATATCCACAAAAGGAATATATAATAATAGAGCCAAAATGACAAGAACAATATACTTAAATGGAAAAATGGGAGAACTCTTTGGGGAGGTCTGGAAACTAAATGCAGCAACTGTAGCGGAATGTATGCACGGTATTGACTGCCAAAGAGAAGGAAAGCTAAAACAATACTTACTAGACTGTACTGAGAAGGGAATAATGTTTACAGTTCAAAGAGGGAAAGAGTTTCTTGACTATGATAACCTACAGATGAATTTAGCAGAAGACGATTTAATTATAACTCCAGTTCCAGCAGGTTCTGGAAATAAATTATTAAAGGTAATAGTAGGGTTTGCTTTACTGGTACTAGGAGGTTGGGCCGCTTTAGCAGCAGCTGGTGCCGCTACAACAGCAGGAGCAATAGGATATATGGCACTTGCAACCGCAGCAGGACTAATAGGGTCAGCCCTTCTTAACTCAGGTATGGCAGAATATATGGCACCTAAAAAACCGGGAGAACAAGGAGACGCATTTTTATTTGATGGCCCAGTAAATAATACAAAACAAGGCATACCAGTACCTTTGGCATATGGACAATTAATGGTAGGAGGAACTCCAATAGCCTTCGGCTTTACTGACAGAGAAACTACAGCTTCTTCAGGTTTTACATTTAAATCAGGTACAAGTGTAGCTTATGCTACAGACGGACAATTTCCCCCAAATTCAGGAGTATCTGTGATAGCCGAAGAAACTACACCTTCAACCGTAGCTGCACAAAAACCTGTCTCAATTGATTGGAACTTCAGTAAGGGAGAGATATAATGATACGAATTAAAAAAGATGGCGGAGGAGGCGGAGGAGACATAGGAGATAGCGGAAACTCAAGCATTTATAATAATTTTAACACCAAAACCTCTACAGAAAAACAAAGTGCTGTAGTAGTTGATGTATTATCAGAAGGCCCCATTTATGGGTTAGTAGAAGATGCTTCTTCTGTATTTTTAAATGGAGTCCCTATATTAGACCCTACTACAAAACAAAGTTATGGAGCAAAAACCTCTAATGATGTAAGTTATGTTGCAAGTACAAGAACAGTAACCGATAATACAAATACTATATTTAATAACAGAAGCATTTCTACAGGAACTCATACAATTTATATAATAGGAGCTGGAGGTGCAGGAACTGGAATAATTAGTGCAACTGCAGGAAGTACACTAATAAGTGCAAGTTCTTCTTTTTTTACATCTTCTCAAATTAATAGCGCTATAACAATTCCTGGTGCAGGACCCGATGGAAGTATTTATTACGGTTATATATTTAGTTTTAGTAGTACAACTTCTGTCAGGTGCTACCCTCCAATTAACACTTCAGTATCTGGAGCAAATATAAGCTTGAATTTAAATAGACAAATAGCTTCTTTTTCAGGAAATACAGCAGTCTTAGTAGGTAGTGGAACAGTAGGAATAAATGCTTCAAATGTATCAGCTACATTAGCAACACCCACAGTTTCTTCTACAACTTCATCAAATAAATGGAATTATGAAGACGCTGGATTTGCTTTTAGGTCAGGAACAAGAGACCAAAGTTTTTTACCTCTCCCCAGAACTGTAGGTACTAATTCTTTAACACACAATGTATCACAAACTTTAAATACTACTGATTTTAATGCAATTACATATAATGGTTCTCCTATATTTCCTTCTGGTTATGTATTAAACAATGGAGTAAGTAACTGGTCAAGAATATCAGAACCTGATGCAAGTAGATTAACTTTTACAAGTGATGGAATGAATGTGCCCAATGCAGGAGAAATAGATGTTATAAAAGTTACTGTAAAATTTCCAAGTGGTTTATTGGGGCAAAAACCAGGAGATGGGCATGAAGAAGCAGGATTTTGTGAGTTCCAAATTTTATTTGAATATTCAGTAATTGGAGACTTTACAGACACAGTTACTGAAACTATATATGGACAATCTGACGCACAGTTAGCTGCAAGAAGTCCTAAATCTGGAAGAAGTGCAGATGATTTTGGAGGATATGCTGGTAAATTCTTTAATTCAGGAACAATAAGTAAGAAAACAAAAACTGCTTTTGTTCAAACATTTAGTTGGGATGTTACAAAATATCAACCTTTTACAAAATATAGAATTAAAATAGCAAAAGTAACTCCTACTAATGGTTTTAATGAAAGAAGATATTGGTACAATGCTACTCAAGTACAATCAATTCAAAATATAATTACTGATAAACTTTCTTATCCTTATACAGCTTATGGAGCTGTAATCTTTGGAGCAAAAGAATTTTCTTCCCCACCTAGAAGAGCTTATGAAATTAGAGGACTTCAAGTAAAAGTTCCTACAAACTATTTTTCAAGACATGAACTTGGCGAAGGAAATGCAGCTTCTTATACAAGAAAAGTTACAAATAATACTACTGTAACAAATGAAAGCACTTATCAAGATTGGGATGGAAACTTTAGAGGAGATATAAAAACTTTTACAGACCCTACACATTCAAACTATGCTACAGTATGGACAGATAATCCCGTATGGATTCTTTTAGATATTTTAACAAATGATCGATATGGTCTTGGTAAATTTGTAGACCCCTTAGATGATTTTTCTTATATTGACAAGTTTCAATTATTTCAAATAGCAAAATACTGTGACGAGCTTGTGCCAGATGGAAAAGGGGGACTTGAACCACGTTTTACAGCAAATTTATACTTGTCAAAATTAGAAGAAGCACAAAAAGTAATCAAAGATTTACTTAGTGTATTTAGAGGATTATTAATTTGGTTTGATGGAAAGTTTAGTCCTTCTATTAATGCTTATAAAAGTCCTGTTTATACTTTTACAAAAGGAAATGTAATCGGTGGAGAATTTGCATATCAATCAACTTCAACAAGATTTCGTTCCAATCAAATAAGAGTAACTTGGAATAATCCTTTAGATAACTACAAACAAGCAATAGAAATTGTAGAAGATACTCAAAATATATTAGAAACTGGAAAAATAATTTCAAAAGATGTATCTGCAACAGGTTGTACAAGTCAAGGTCAAGCACATAGATTTGGTAAATGGAATATATTAACAGAAAAACTTGAAAAAGAAATTGTTACTTTTAGTACGGGTTTAAATGCTATGGCACTAAAACCTGGCGATGTAATCGAAGTTCAAGATGCAGACAGAGAAAATGTACAACACTCGGGTAGAGTTTCAAATACAGGAACAAGAAGCACTACTGAAGTACCTTTAGATAGAGAAATTAGTTTAAATACTTCTACAAAAGAATATTCTTTAAATTTAATATATCCTAAAGGTGGTGCGTATTTACAACAAGAAAAAGCAACAATTAATTTAACTGCGTATACTCTTGGAGACTTAGTTCTTTTAGATGAGAGTGGTTCAGTAATAGATACTTTTGAAAAAGCAGCAAATACAAAAGATGACTCTGGAAAGTTAGTACAATTATATTGGTCAGAATCTGTAAGAGTAGAAAGTAAACCTGTAGATAGTTTTACAAGTACTTCTATTACTGTAAGCTCCGCTTTTTCAGAAACCCCGGATGCAGATGTTATTTGGTCTTTAACTTCTACCACAATTGCTACAGGAAAAGAGGAAGTAGATATTTCTCCGAAAGAATATATTATAGTAAGCACAGAAGAAAAAGAAAAGAATATAATAAATATTGCAGCAGCAGAGTATCAAGATAAAAAATATGAATTAGTAGATAGAGGATATACAACAGAAATTGTACCTATAAGTCAAAAATCACCTCTAAGAACAGAAATCGTACCTTCAGTAGAATCTTTAGTAGCTTCTATATCTCTTCAATCAATAGAAAATACCTCTTCAGGTGCTTCTTCTAATGGTAGAGCAGATTTATTCATAAGTTGGCAGCCTCCTTTACAAGTTAGAGAGAGTACTTCTTCAACTATTTCAGGAAATGTAAGTAGTAGTACCTCTATAACATTGAGCGCGGTTAATGATAGTATTGAAGCGGGTATGAGAGTAAGACACTCAAGTATTTCTGATGTTGTTACAGTTTCGTCTATAGATGGAGTTACTCTAACTGTAAATACAGCTGTGTCTTTAACAAGTGGTGATGAACTTTTCTTTAAACATGACAACCCAGAGCCTACTATTGTAGGGTACCATGTAACTGTACAAGGGCCAAAAGGCAACGATATAGCTGAGTGGGAGACTAAAGGAAATGGATATTATAAATTTGTGGAGTCAGAAGACACCTCAATTTTTATGAAGGGGGTTGTAGAGGGAACCTATTATATTCATGTAAAAGCTGAAAACACAATTAAAAATAAATCTGCTTCAGAAACAGTTAGAATAAATTATACGGCAGAAAAATACTCTTTCCCTACAGGACAAAATAAACTTTTAGGAATAGACCTCGGAGGAGTATTAGATGAGTCACTTTCTGTTAATACAAGTACTGGTTTAGTTGCAGTTGGAAGTAGCTCATATTCTTTCACTCATAGTAATGGTACAGTATTTAAAAATACTTCTTCTACTGCGTCCACTTACCAACAAAGTTTTGCAGGTATAGGAGCAGATAGTTTAGCTTATTTATTATATGACCATGGGGCTACGGATACTTTTAAAGCAGTTCAAATGTACACAGATACAAATGTAACTGATGCAGATGGAAATAAGTTAAATTTTGAATATTGGATAGATATAAATAATAATGCAAATAATGGACTAACTGCAAAAAGTGGTACAGTTTTATTAACAGATAATTCTGCTACTGTTACAGGAACAAGCACTTCTTTTACTACAGAATATGATGAAGGAGACTTATTAATTGTAGGTTCAGGTGCGTCTGCTTTTTATGCTTTTATTAACTTTATAGAAAGCGACACAATCATGGACTTAGACAGAGTGCCTACAAGAAATTATAGTGGTGCTTCAATTAAAAAATTAAGTTTTGTACCAAACTTTGCTCAAGATGAAATAATAGCAAAAATAACAACAAATGGAGCAACAGAGTATAGCATAGACGAAACCTATGCAATAACAGCTGGACTTGATGGAGCAGCGGCTGCTGCAGGTGAAAACGCAAGAAGTGTAAAACTTACAGCAAGTTCTTTCGTAGTTAGATACAATACTTCAGATACAGTTACGACAAGTAATATTACATTTGTAGCAGAAGGCCATGGAACAAGTGGAACTGAAACTTTCAGATTCTTAACAAAAGAAGCTGGAGATAGTTCGTTTACAGAAAGACAAGCTTTTAGCGCTTCAGATGCTTTCACTTTAGCAGACTCAGAAGAACCAGCAATTGGAGGAGAAACTCAAGTAAAAGTTGAAATGAATGAATCTGGAGCTTCAAGTAATCCTGTTGCTTCTGATACTGTAACTATTTACGCTATTCAAGATGGAGCAGCTGCTTCTGCAGGTGATGATGCTGTTACAGCTTTCTTAACAAATGCTGCACATGTTATATCTACAAACTCCGCAGGATCTAATCCAAGTTATACAACAGCAGGAGGATTATTTGATGTATATGTTGGAGCAGATAGACGAACATTACATAATGATGTAGATTTTTATGTAGGGGCTACAGGTACAAACACAAGTTTAACTCAAAATGGATTAACTTTCTCAATTAATAATACAGACGGTAGTTCTGATAAAGGTACTTACACTTTGTCAGGAAGTAGTTGGTCTACCGATTCTGAAAGTTTTACAGTAAGAGCAGTTCTTGCTTCCTCTGTTCCAGGGATAAGTAGTGCCGTAACAATTACAAGAATTTACTCTATCTCTAAATCAAAAACTGGAGTAGACGGAGCAACAGGTAATGAAGTAGCAGAAATAAGAATATATTACAAACAAAATTATGCCACTACAGTACCTAGTACTCCTTCAGGGGGGACTTATAATTTTGCTACGAAAGTATTTATTCCGCCTTCAGGGTGGTCAACTACGCTACCGGCAACTAACTTTTTAGAAATTGTATATTCTTCGGTTGCTACGGCAACAGGAGCAAGTACTGCAACCTCAGTAAGTCCAGGAACCTTTAGTTCGCCTTCAATTCAAATAGGGGTCACTCCTACAACAAATTATATATTTAAGAGAAGCGCTACTCAGCCAACAAAACCAAGTCCTGCAGATTATCAAACTATTCCAAGTACATGGTATGATGATATAGCAGATGTACCTTCTGGAAGTAATCCTATATGGAGTTCTTTTGGTAAAGCAAATTGGAATACTAGCAATAGAACATTTATAACTACTTGGCAGGATGCAGTTCAACAAGAAGGAAGTCCTGGAGCAGCCGGACTTCCAGGAGCAAATGGAGACGATGGAGCAGACGGAGACGATGGAGCAGGTGTTATAAATGTTTATAAAAGAAAAAGTACTTTACCTTCAACACCTAGTAGTGGTTCTACAAATCCTCCAACCTTGCCAGAAACATGGTATTCTACTGTTGCAGCAGCAGTTGCAGCAGGAACTGGAATATTATGGGTTTCTATAGGTAATAGACCAGCAGGAAGTACAACAATTACTTGGAATACTCCAATAAGATATGTTCAAAACTATGATGATGTAGGTGGAACAAAACCACCTTTTGATGCAAATAAATTCACACCAATCGCAGATAGTACAGAAGGACGATGGAGATTTTCTATAAACGATGGAAGCACTACTGATGTAGACGTTTTCTCTAGTGCAGAAAGAACTAAACTCGATAGATTAAGAGAGGGAAAAATACCATCAAGTGATACAGTATTAATAGAGAATACTGTAGGTGCACAAGATAAAGCTACAGCAGCTGAAACTGCAGCTAAACTACAAGAGTCTACTAACAGAGTAACATTCCCCTCCAATAGCATAGAAGGACAGTTTTCATTTAAGATAGGTTCAACCTCTTTTACGAATGATGTTTTTTCTAGCGGTGAAAGAGGAAAACTAGACAATCTAAGACAAGGTAAAGCACCTGGTAATGCGAGTATAAGTATTCAAAATGATAGTATAGTAGAGGCAGACATAGTAGGGGCAACTAAAGTATTTACAGGTGGAAAACCAAATAGAACAATTGTTAATTCAGGAAGTGAAGAAGGACGATTTACTATATCTAATGATGGCGCAAGTGCAGATAACATTGATGTTTTCACTGCGACCGAAAGACAAAAATTAACAAACTTAAGAGCAGGTAAAGTACCTGGGGACGGTACAGGAACTACTACTACTTCAATCGAAAACACAGCTATTAGTATAGATAGTAATGGAAAAATAACAGGAGCAAACTCCGCATTTAGTAGTGTAGTACTTTCAAACGATAAAATAGTATCTAGCAATGTAGTTGGAACTGGAAAGTTATTTGCAACAACCTTGCCGGCTGATGGAGCTACAGTAGGAGCTATAGCAGGTACTAATCTTAAACAAGCTAATGGTACTATATTGAGTGACGTTGACGTAAGAAACAGTGATTTAGATATTGATACAAGTGGTACATCTATAAGAATTAAAAAAGGCTCAACAGTTATACAATCAACAACACTTGATAAGGCTAGTGTAGGATTATCAAACCTAGCATCACTAGATTCTACATCATCAACAAAACTGGGCGGTATAGCAGAAGGAGCTACAGTAGGAGCTATAGCAGGTACTAACCTTAAACAAGCTAATGGTACTATATTGAGTGACGTTGACGTAAGAAACAGTGATTTAGATATTGACTATAGCGGAACTACAGTTAGAATTAAGAAAGGAACTAGTGTTATACAGAGTGCGACAGCTCCTGATGCTTTAAAAAATGACCAAATTAGTTTTAGCAGACCAAGTACAGGAACATTAAGACTAAATAATGGCTCAAATAATGATATAACACTAACAGCAGCGGATGCTCAAATAACATCAGATTCAAGTGGTATAAATGTAGCAAGTGTACGAAAAGCCACACACAATGGCACTGCTATAAATTCATCAGGAAACGTAACTTCAAGTATGAGTGTCGCTTCTGGAGGAAGCATAGTAGTAGGAAATATAACAATAGACGGAACAAATGGGAGGATTTTAATTACAGACTAATGGGGAATAGAGTATTGTTAGGAAATTTAGGAAGTAGTAACTATGGATTAAAAGTATCTAGAGCAGGTACTGACGTTACTACTGGAGCAGATAAAGATATGATTTTTGACTCCACAAAAAATAGAACAGGACAAATATATGCAGGAGGTGCAGGATTAAATTTTGTAGACTACTCAGTAGACCAAGAAGCATATGTAAGAGGCTCAGTCAATAGATTTGGTACAGCATTTATTAACCCAGTAAATTTAACAGGAAAGAAAATAATAATAGATGGAACAACAGTAACTCTTAGCACAACAACAACATCGTCTGGTGTCACTTTTACTACTGTAGACAATATGAAAGCAGATATTAATGCTGCAAGTATATCAGGAGTAACAGGTTTTAGAACCACTCTTTCTAGTGTTGACCATAGATTAAGGCTTGAAAAAACAACTTCTGATATGGTAATAAGTTATCCTGCATCCAATTCTCTAGAAACATTTGTAGGAATAGCTGGAGGAACTTATGATTATCCAGAGCTATCTTCTACTGGAGTAAATTTTCTAACTGGTTCGGGGACAACAAAGCCGAGTTTAGGGTATGTACCTTTAATAGTTTTATCAGAACAACACGGAGGAGGCTACGAGGGAGAAGACCCCGAAGAAGAAATATATGAATCTGTAAATAGACTAAGTTTATTTAAAACAACTTCTAGTACAATGTACCCAGTAGAAGCTTCTGCAGATACTCCAACGTCTTCAAGTTCATCTGGTACCGCCGTAGGAGCTCCTGTTTCTATTGGAAGAAATTATACTTATAATAATGCAGATATACAGCAACAAACAGAAATGATCAATGCAAGTTTCTTTGTATTAAGAATACCCTGTGCTTATGGATATATGACAAGCACTTACTTTGGATAATTATGGCAAATAGATTAATATTAGGAAAAAATATAAATAGCAATCACGGACATAGTGCTGGAAGTCCTGGGTATGGATTATACATATCAAGACCTGGGAAAGATGTAACCACTTGTACGGCAGATGAATTAATATTTAATACTGACAACGGGGTAGGAACTAGTTTAGGAAGAATAATATCTATGTACCAACTTGCTCCTATACCCGTAGTAGGGGGAGGAACCACTACTACAGTTACCACCACTGTTAGTGCAGGAAGTACAGCAACTTTAGATTTAAGTAGTATAGATTTTGGAATTGATTTTGGTTTTATAGGTTTCGGACTTTTAGCCCCAACAACATATAGTTCTACATCTGGTGCACTATCGTATGATTTCAGTATGAGTGAGTCTTTAGAAACAATAAGCATAGAAAATACAGGAACTTTGTCTGTAAATGTAAAATCATTTGTAGTACCTAGATACTCAAACTTGGCGATATTCTAATGGCAAATAGAGTATTATTAGGAAAAAGAGGAAGTACAGATTATGGTCTATTTGTTTCTAGGGCAGGACAAGATGTAACAAATTCTAATCAACCTTTAGGATTTGATTCAAGAGCTGCAGAAAGTCTTATTGTACATTCTGTTTCACAAGGAATATTAGTCCCAAATGTTCAAACATATTTAGGAACACAAATTAGTTTTACTTATAATAATGTTACTTATAATCAACATACAACTACAATAACACATAATTTAGGTTATGTACCTTGTTTTGCAGTAAGATGGTGTACTTTTAATCAAATCAGCAGTGGATTAGCAACTGAAACTTACCCTCCTTTTAGTTATAATATTGATTTAGGTGCGCGTACTGAAGAAGGAGAGGAAGAGGGAGATGAAATACAAATACCAGGTATGGGGGCGTATAGCGGATTACAAGTAAGTAGCACAACAAATAACACTATAGTATTACACAACAGCGTGGGCATGTATCATGATGATGATTTTAACCCAAATGCAGGTACTGGGTTTATGTCAGATGGTTCTGTTAATACTAATGCTCGTTATTTTTGGAGTTGTATAATATTTACAGCAGAAAATTTTTTAAATGGAGATAGTTTATGATATATAATATATTTTATAATAGTAATAAAGAAATAGTGTGGTCTACTACAGGACTAATAAATGATGCAATAAAAAGTGCACAATCAGAATTAGGCAATAGTCATGTCGCTTTAGAATCTGAAAATTTACCCGATGGTGATTTTCATTTAAATAGTGACGCAACTGCTTTAGTAGAGAAATCAATATTTGATTTTACTTTTTCTACAACTACACCTGCAATAGACGAAGTAGTTAATGTAACTGGAGTTCCAGTAGGTACAGAAGTATTTAAAGATGGCGAATCTATGGGAGTTATGTCAGATACTACCCTAACATTAACAATACAAGAACCAGGGCAATACGTAATAAAATTCAAAAAACTTCACTATAAAGAACATAGTGGAACAACAGTAAATGTAAAGAGGTACGGACAATGAATATAAATTTAAGTAAAGGGGACACTCCTGCACAAAAAAGAGCAAAATACTATACAATGCTAAGAGAGCAATTGGATTTACTATACCACGATATAGATGATGGAAAGTTCGGAGACACAGCAAAAACAGGACAATTTTATTTAGCTAGAAAGTCGGTCAAGGATAAATACCCTACTTCATAAAGTTACATAATAGACATTCCAAATTTAGTTCTTGACAAGAGGTTAAAATATTTGGTATAATTACAACATTGGAGGTATAAAATAAAACAATGAGTGCAGGAAAATATGACATAACTATCGAGCAGGGATCGGACTTCTCCTTGCAACTTACTGTGCAAGAAGCAAACGTTGCAAAGAACTTAACGGGGTACAGCGTCCGGGGTCAGATTAGGTCAACCATAGATGCTTCTTCAATAGCCGCAACTTTTACTGGAACGGTTACAAATGCTACAGGAGGCATTATTACTATTAGTTTACCTTATACCACTACTGAGGGCATCGCGCCAGGTCTTTATTATTATGATGTTGAGATATTTACAGGAGCGTCTGTACAAAAACTAATAAAAGGAACTGCAACTGTAACAGGAGAAGTTACTCGATGAGACTTTCTAACACTACTTGTACTGTATCAGAAAACGTTATACAAATCACAGAAAATTCTGAGTATGATATAACTGTTAATGAAGTACAAGAAGATACAAAACTACACTTGCCGCTTAAAATAACAGAAACTTTTGCTGAAGCATATACAGTTAATTCACATAATCATATGACAAGTACAAATATACAAGCAGCGATAGAAGAGTTAGAAGCTACACTTTTGAAACAAGATTCTGAGCCACTTTCTTACGAAGAGGGGGATTTATGGTATGACACAGATGACAATGAATTAAAAGTAGCAAGAGAAGTATCAGGAACATTACAATTTATACCTTTACTTTCAGCTACAGGCACAATGGATAATTTAGATGGAGGAGGCTTCGTATGAGTACTTCAATAAGTATACAAGAAAATGTAACTTCTGTTTCAATAGCAGAACCCTCAACAAAAATTACAGTTAATGAAGATGTAACAAATATAAGTTTATCAGCAGCGCAAACCATACTTAGTGCAGCAGGATTAAGCTTTACTCCTCACGGAGCAATAACAGCAACAAATGTTCAAACAGCACTTGAACAATTAACAGATCAATCTTTTCGGTCGGACACAGCTCCTACTGGAAATAACCTACAAGAAGGTGACCTGTGGTACGATACTGATGATGATCAGCTCTACGTATACAGAGAAACCTCCAGTAGTGTATTTGAATTCGTACCTCTCGCAGCAGCAACAGGTACAATGGATAACTTAGATGGTGGACTCTTCTAAGATATCATAGGACACAATTATGGCACAAACAATTAAAATTAAAAGAAGTACCAGTGCAGCGGCTCCGGCCTCTCCTCTTGGTGCTGGTGAGCTGGCTTATTCGTTTAATTCGAATAAATTATTTATAGGTGACGGTTCAAATAACGATATTATAGGTGGTCAGTTATATACTGATATGCTCGACCATACTGCTGGAACACTTACAGCAAGCTCAGCAATAATAGTCGATTCAAATAGTAAAATCGATAATTTATTAGTTGACAATTTACAACTAAATGGTAATACTGTTTCTTCTACTTCAGGAAACTTAGTTCTTAGCTCAGCAACAGGTTCAATCTCTTTAGCTGGAGCAGCAACAGAAGTACTTATTATAGATGGTAGTGCTACTGCATTTACTATTACAGAAGGAACAAGTAATTATTTAACATTTGACACTACAAATGCTGCAGAAAAAGTAGTATTTAATAAGCAAATCGAAGTAGGCTTAGATGGTACTGCAGGATATACACTTCCAACAGCAGATGGTACAAACGGACAAGCACTTATTACTGATGGTTCAGGTGCAGTTAGTTTCACAACTATTTCAACAATTCTAACAGTAGGAGCAGACACTGGAAGTAACGATAATGTTTCTTTAATTAGTGACACATTAACGTTTACTGGTGGAGAAGGAATAGATACTGCTGTAACTGATAATAATATTACAATTACTGGGGAAGATGCAAGTACAACTAATAAAGGTATTGCTTCATTTAATACTACTCATTTTACAGTATCAAGCGGTGCTGTATCTGCAAAAGATATAACTCTTACAGCTGAAGATGCTTCTACTGCTGCTGCAACTATTGGAGAAGGATTCACATTTGCTGCAGGAGAAGGTATAAATACTACTGCTTCTGGTACAACAGTAACAATTACTGGAGAAGATGCTACTTCAAGTAATAAAGGTATTGCATCTTTTGATAGCACAGACTTCACAGTATCAAGTGGTGCTGTTACAGTAAATGCTACTACTCTTGGTTCAAGTTCACTGAATCCAGGAGCAACTACTACAGACATAGCAGGACTAACTTCTTTAGCTGTTGATAATTTAACACTAAATGGTAATGAAATTACAAGTACGGATACAAATGGAGATATTTCATTAAATCCAAACGGCTCTGGCGTAATTGATGTAAATAATTCAAGAATTTCAAATGTAACCGACCCAACTCAAACACAAGACGCCGCTACTAAAGGATATGTTGATGCAGTAAAACAAGCTCTTGATATTAAAGATTCAGTAAGAGTAGCAACAACAGCTAACATTACAATCGCTACAGCACTAAATGTTGGAGATACAATTGACGGTGTAACTCTTGCCGATGGCGACAGAGTTCTTGTCAAAGACCAGTCCACAGGAAGCCAAAACGGTATCTATAC